GGCCTTGATTGACAATAGCATAATAAGTTGTGTTAGAAGTTCCAATTCCTGTATTGAATGTAATAAAGTTAACTGCAGCTGCTCCGGCTAAAGTAATATTGCCTTGACCAATTGTTGTTGAAGTTTCTTTAACTCTATCATGTAAGACTAAAGCCATAAAAATTTATTCCTATGGGTTTCCAGTTATACTTAATAAAGCTCCTGATCCTGCGCCTGTTCCACCATCAGCTGTTGGACTTGGGAAAGTTACTGTGAACGTTCCATTGGTAGCTGTAATGTCTGCTTGAAAATCTAAAATTGCAACTAAATATTGTAAAGCTGTAGTTCCACCGGGAGCTACATATTTATATAGTACCCCACTTCTTGCTGTAAAACTTGCAGTTGTCCATGCAGGGTTTGTTGCAAAATCTAATGTTGTAAAATTACCTGATTGAGCTACTGCGCCTTGACCTGTAGTTTTTCCATCGGTAGTGTAATTAGTTCCAACTGTTCCTACTTGATTAGCTGCTGCTGATGTGTATACACTATCTCCTACTGCGAAAGGTGCAGCAGTTGTAAACAATGCTAAATAATATGCATCATTAACTGTAAAGTCATGTTGTCCTTTTAAAATTCCTTGCTTAAATGCGAAAGGTACTACGTTTGCCATTTTTATTTTCTCCTAATTAATTTTGTGTTCCATAAGCCGATGGTGATTTTGATTTTAATTGTTGACGAAGGATTCCATCCTCATCTTCGTCTCGGCGTCTGTAACCAATTTGTTCAGTTGCATACGTTGTAAGGGCATTTTGATAAAGTCCTTGGTAGTATTGTATCATATCCTGTGGACCTTTCAAGTACCCAAATGTATTTATCAGACTTCCATATAAAAGCAAGTCTTGATATTTATTAGATAAATAAGTGCCATTTGTAGAAGCTGGAAGTCCTACTGGATTAGTAGTATCTGTAATACTATAAGGTTCTCTATTGTAAGCCATAGTAATAGTATAAGTAGTATCTGGAGTAGGTGCTACTACCCAAAAATCTTCATCCCAATTACCATAATATTTAGGTATTCCAACTGCTGAAGTTCCAGGTGTAGAATAATATTCTGCCATAAAACTTGGATCTCTTTGTTCTAAAAATACTTGATTACCATTAGCATCTGTAAGTTGTGCATAGTTTATAGATCTTAAATCATCAGGAATAGTTACATATCTATTGTCTACAATTAAATTAGATGTTGCGTAATGAGCATTTTGATCTGTAGGAACAGATCTTAAGATTCCATTTTCAGCATTTTTAATAATAGTATTTAAAATAGCATCGTTTAAAACTGTATCACTTACTTCAGTATAGTTTCTAATATCAGATCGTAAGTTTGCTAAAGTGTATGCCATATTATAATGCCTCTAATGTTACAGGTCCTGCTGAACAACTATTGAAACCTCCTTTTACACCAGATGCAGTTGCATTACTAGTGCTTTGAAAATAAAAATAACTAATAGGATTTGTTAATATATCAGTTGTTGTTGCACCCGATACTGTTCCATCCACTGCGATCTTTCCTAATTGAATTGTAAAACCAGCTGCTGAATCTATATCTGTAACTCCTGCTATAACTGGAATTGCTGCAAACGATTGTAAGTTAGGAGTATCTGCTCCTCCTGCTCCTGCTACTATAACTTGGGGTGCTCCTCTTAATCTTACAACACTATTAGCTAGTCTTTGATGATCAAGTGAATAAACATTAACAAAAGTATTACCCCCAGAAATAATAATTTCAAATGGATTAGAATCTAATAAAATTAATTGAGGAGTAGAATCTCTTTGTACTCTAGGATTTTGTAAAGCTTGTGGATCTGATCCAACAGGTGCTGGTTGAAGTTGTGGTTGTTTTGCTTCATACTCTGAATAATGAACTAAAGAACCATTCCATTCTCTAACCATTTCTGTATATGGAAATCTTAATCCAGATCTATCTGAAATTGATAGTGCTTGTTTACCTCTAGCAAAAACTCCCATTATGACATAACTCCATCACCATAAAAAGTTTGCGGTGAAATAAATGTAGATGTACCTTGGTTGTCTGCATCTAATGCTCTTAAAAATTCACTTTCATAAATTCTTTCTAACTCTGGTGTTCGTATTGGTGAATATTTCATACTTAAATAATAAGCAAGACCAGACATCATGCATGGATAAAATCTATCAACAACATCTGATGTATTTGTATAAGAACCAGGATTATCTATTTGTGCCATGTAGTAAAAACAAAACTGATGACTACTTGGTGTAGTTGTACTTGATACACTTGCACTTGGTGTTGCATATAAAAATATACTAGGATTAATTTTTCTATCTATATAATATTGTGAAGGTGTACCTTGTGTTAATTTATTAGGTGTTGCACTATATTGTGATCTACTAATTTGACTTAAAGTAGTATCTTGTGGATTAGTAGTTGTAGTATTGTTTCTATAAGTTGCTTCTAAAATTTGACTTAAATCATTTGGAAAATTAACTGAATCACTAGCAAAACTATATTCCGCTTGTCCTCTAATTAAAGGTACTTGAGCATATTTTACTTTCCATAAATGAACGCCTCTATTTTCCCATTCTTTAAATAAAATATTTAATGATCTTCTTGCAGATCTTAATTGATAACCAGTTCTAGTTCCTCTTATATTAGTTCTTTCAAAAGCTTCTTCTATAATGTCATCTATAGCTGGATTAAATGTATTAGTTCCTGAACTAGCTGTTGGAGTTCTAGCTTGATTACCCATACCACTGTGATTAGAACAATAGTAAAATAATGTAGGAGCGCCGACAGTTCTTACTGGAGCGACAACAATTTGTGTGTAAGCTGTTGCGGTTCCTGGGACTCCTGAAGTTGTTACACCTGTAGTATATTCAACACCTGTACCTGCTGTACCACCTGGAGGTGTTCCAAAAGTTCCATTTGCTGTTGTAGAAAATCTTAAAGGATGACCAGCATTACTACCTGCATCTTGATTAAAAATGTAAGTGTTACCTTCTTGAAGTTGTAAAACTGGACTAACTGTGCCGTTAATAAAAAATTTATTAACATTAGCACTATAAAAATTAGTACCAGTTGCAACAGTAACTGTGTAAGTAATAGTTGCCATTTAATTTCCTAACTGCCTGTTGGATTTGGACCGTCGTAATAAACTGTTATTGCTTCTACTACACGAGTAGATTGAAGATTAATATAAGCTCCAGCTTTAAACAATAAGCCATTGTCTGGAATATAAGGTTCAATATCATATCCACCAGTTGGACCATCACTTACAAAAAATTTAGAAACGATAGTTCCTGTTAAAGATGTATTATGAAAATCTATTGTTCCTTGAGTTCCTGATGCGTAAGCCTGCATACCTCTTACTCTAGTTCTTCCAGCAAAAATAACTCCTGTGTTTGATAGAGTTGCTGATATTAAAGTTCCTACATTAACATTAGTTGCTGTTGCTATTGAAACAGTTATTGAAGTTACAGAAAGAAAAATTCCTGCTGCATTATCAGTTGTACTTACTGTATTAGCATTTACACCTGTTACTGTAGTTGTTAAAGCCGCTCCACTTGGCGCTGTTCCAACAATAGTAAACACCGCAGTATTTATATTATCTGCGGAAGAAATAGAAATTCTCATACCTAAATTAGTAGGATTATTTAATGATTCTGGAAAGTAAGTATCTGTTAAAAAATTTATAGTGTTGCCTGCAGTGATAGAAGCGTTATCTGCAGCTATTGCTATATTTGTTGTAGATGTAGTTGGTAAAAAAGTTTTAGAAGCTACATATGAATTATCTGGCATAAATTATTCCTTTTTATTTGAGTAAAAGGCCCCGAAGGGCCTAGTACAAAATATTTATTAGTTAGTAGGTGCGTAAGTAATGCCTCTATCTTGTGATGCCATAAAGTAATCACTAGTTAGAGTATTAGCTACTGCTGCCGTTAAAATGATATCCCAAGTCATTCCCATTCTTGAAGCTGCTGTTGCAGTTGCTGGGAAAGCATCGTAAGTTACCGCTGCTTGTGATTGAGTTCCTGCTACAAATTGTGAACTAGTTACACCGCCTGAAGTTCTAGTAAAACATGTCGCATAAAGTTGTCTGTTAATATAATAATTAACTGCACTTGTTTTTACTTGTCCATTAGCTGCTGTTGCTGGTGAGTTTACTAATTCAAAACCTAAAGTAATTTCAGTATTTGAAACCATTGTTCCCAATGTAATTAAGTTTGCATCAGTAGGAGTAATTTGTAATTCAGCACCATTTGGTGATTTAATACAAGCTGTTAATTGAGCAGCTCCTGCTAAACTTTTAAAACCAACAAGGTTTGTAACTGCTGCACCAAAAGTACTACCTGCTGCCGCACCTTCTTCAGCCATTCCCCAAAAAGTATTTGGAGCGCCTGCGTGAACGCCAGCTGTTATAGCTCCTGATAACTTTGATCTACATTCAAAATATAATCTATTGCCTCTTGTTGCTGGAGTAGAATAGTTCATGTTACTTTGAATTAAAGTTCCATCATTTATTGCACCTGCCGCTACCGAAGCAACTTCTCCATTTAAACTTCCATCATTACCTAATGTAGCTACTGTACTTGGACAGTTAACTGCCTGTATTAGAGACCAAAAGTTTCCTGCTGCTCCTCCTATATTCAAAAGGTGATCTAAAAAATCATCCATGTAATAAACTTGATCCGGCCAAGATCCAATGTTTAAATTTTGAAGTGCCGGTGTTGCGCTTGAAAACATTACTGCGCCTTTAAAGTGTGTTCCTGCCATTTTATTTTTCCTTTGTTTCCCAGTGTTAAATTGGTATTGCAGTCTCTGGGTGCGTACTACTACACAAGCCTGAATACCCATAATAAAAAATTATTATATGTAGTGAGTTATTTATACTATATTTTTGAATAGAGTGCAAGAGATCCCGTAGGGAAAGTGCGATTTCAGCGATGTAGCTTTTGTCTAAGTTGCTACAGAAACTTGTGGAGCAGCGCTATCAACGCTATTATTTAAGTGAGCAATTCTAGCTTCTTCAAGCTTAATATCAGTAATGACTCTTTTTACTTTGTCATCAATTCTGACCATTTCAAGAGTATATCTGTTATTATCCAGATGCTCCTGTTGCCACTTCAACTCCAAGGACCTTTTTTGTTTGTATAGGTCTTGTATCATCTATAACCTCCTCATAAGTTATTCGATTTAATCCCGAATGATAACTATCTCCGAGATACTCCCACACTATACTGTTTTCTCCCAACTTGTCAAGTATTGCGTTTTCAACAGATTCAGCAGTATCGTAATCATGTTCAATATTAAATTTTGCATGATAGTTGTGGGCCCAGATAGTTATAGTAGTTTTTTTCATTTACACACCTTGTTGTAGTTAAAAAAGGGCCGTTTTTAGGCGGCCCTTTAAAGTATTTATTATGCTCCTTGAGAACCGAAGATTCCTCTAGGGTCAGAGAAACCAAATACGTATCTCTCTCTAGCTTTGTATCTAACATTACCAGTATCGAAGTCGCCTTCCATAGTAGTTTTGATAGGTGATCTGCTAAAGTGCTTAAGACCATTTGGTACGTCTGTTTTGATAAAGAACGCATCAGTGTCAGTTAGGTAATGGTTCACAGTGTAACCTTCTGGAATCATTCCCATGTTTTTGATTGCGTTGATATCATTATCAGCAGTTCCAACTCTACCTTGAGTGTTCATCAGTCTATCAGCTGTAAATTGTAAGTTAGAAGGAATTACTAATTTCATTCCTCTAGCTGCAACTTTTAAGCCTCTTTCGTCTGTGAACGCTGCGATGTCTATTAAAGACTGCTCAAGAGAAGTTTCATTTAAATCAGCATTAGTTGCTAATCTATTTGAAAAATTTCCTGCAAGCGTTGGGTGTGCTACGTTGATTAAAGATACACCGTCACCACCAGCAAATGCTGCAGTGAACGCATTGTTCAGTACTGCTGCACCTTTGATGTTTCTAGTAGACGCCATAGATCTTGCTAAAGCTTTTGTATATCTAGACGCAAGTCTGTCATACAAGTTATCCTCAATCGCTTCTTCAGTGATTGCGAACGCTAAAGCGATCGTTTCGTTTGTGTATCTAGCAGTGAATGTTTCTTGTGCATCGTCAAACTGAATGCCTTGGCCTTCAGGTTTAACTGCTGCATTTCCGAAACCAGATAACATCACTTCTTCTTCAAACGCTCTGTCTGAAGATTCCGTATCAAATATCTCTTTTGTTTCATCTGCGTAGCTTCTGTATTCAAGTCCAAATAGTGCATTTAGACCTGGCTCTAGTTCTTTAACTAGTTGTGCTCTTGATATTGCCATGTTTTTATTCTCCTATTTGGGTTATGCTTGATATTGGTTAGCTTGTGGGTTGTATGCAA